GTTCAGTTAGTTCGACAGCTAGAGCTTCTTGGCGCGGAGATCACCGAGTTTACCCCTTCAGGTAATAAGTCTGCATCTGCTGACCAGCTAAAGTTCTTGGCACTAAACGGGACTCCCGAGGTACAGGAGCTGGCATCCACGGCACTGAAGCAGCGTAAGGCAGATAAGCTAGCCTCTACATACTTCTCGAACTTCATCACTGACAACATCAATGGTTTTGTGCACCCATCTATTCGCACAATGGGTGCTCGTACTGGACGTATGACTATTCAAAACCCTGCTTTGCAGACCCTGCCAAAGGGTGATGATACTGTACGCCGTGCGTTCATCCCTCGTGACGAGGACCACCTAATCATCACCTCCGACCTTGACCAGGTTGAGTTTCGCATGTTTGCAACTATGTCTAATGATCAAAATCTAATTGATCTATTTAATATGGCAGATGCTACTGGCTCTGACCCATTTACTGAGATTGGCCGTGAGGTCTATCAGGACCCGACTATGGTCAAGTCAGACAAGCGACGAGGACTTATCAAGGGAGTAGTCTACGGACGCCTCTACGGGGCTGGAGTAGCTAAACAGGCTATGACTGCTGGTGTGCCAGAGGATCAGATGCGTGCAGTATCTGATGCTTTTGATGTCAACTATCCAGGCATGAAGTTTTTTCAGAAGCAAGTGGAAGAAGTAGGCATGCAACGCCTACGTGACGAGGGGCAGGCATATGTAAAAACCTGGACCGGGCACCGTATTCCATCTGACGATGATCGAATTTATTCACTTACGAATTATCTTATCCAGGGCTCGGCAGCTGAAATCTTTAAGTCGAACCTAGTAAAGCTGGACCAGGCTGATTTGACTGAGTTAATGATTGTTCCAGTGCATGACGAAATTGTTCTCAATGCACCTCGTGAAGATGTTGAGGAGATCAAGCAGCTAGTTCGTCAGTGCATGACTACTACTGAGGGGTGGGCGGTCCCGCTTACGGCTGATGTTGAAGGCGGCTATACCACCTGGGGTAGTAAATATGAGGGGTAGAGACTTACACCTCAGTAAACTACTTTGATATACTAAATATATGGCCAGCTTATATGTACTATGCAGAGAGTCTTCTACGGAAGATGTCCGATATGTTGGAATTACTAAATATGAAGACGTAGAGATTCGACTACGAGCCCATAAGGAAAGGGCGCATGCCGGGACAGTTAGACCAGTATACTCTTGGATGCGTAAGTACGACGATGTGATTGCTATAAAAATCTTAGGTGAGCTTACATGGGATCGGGCTTGCGAAGAAGAAATCTATTTAATTAAGAACTTACGTGAGGCAGGAGCTAAGCTTCTAAATATGACTGATGGCGGAGAAGGCACCATGGGACATAAGGACTCCGAAGAGACTTTAGCTAAAAAGCGAGAAAAAGCTTTAGGTAGAAAGCATTCCGACTATACAAAGAACAAGATCTCTATGTCTAATTCTGGAAAAAAGCGCACTGATGAGGCCAAGAAAAAGATGTCTGATGCCAAAAAAGGTAAAAAGTTATCGCCAGAACACGTAGAGAAACTTATTGAAAGTCGTACTGGTAGGCCATGCTCTCCAGAAACTGCAGAAAAAATATCTAAAGCTCAGCGGGGTAAAAAACTATCTCCAGAGCATTTAGCTAAACTGCAGGCGGCTCAGAAAGCTCGTCGTGAACGTGAGCGCCTAGAGAAAGAAGCGAGGACAGAAGATGACTACTAAATGGGTATTGGCAGTTGATCCAGGTAAAGCCACTGGACTAGCGCTATTCAGCTACGAGAAGGGCAGCGACCCTATTCTTCTTTGGTCCGATGAAGTGCAGCAAGACGAATATGCGAAGCCGATTCGCGAAGCTCTAGCTCTGTATGGGCCAGAAGAAGGCGGAATCGAAGTAGTCTGCGAGCGATTCACTATCAACGCTCAGACTGTTCGCAACTCCCAGGCTCCGTATTCTCTAGAGCAGATCGGTATTCTTAAGCAATGTCTTATGGATGTCGGTCGCGCTCCAGACGACATTTACTTTCAGAGTCCAGCTGATGCTAAGGCGCTATTTCCCAATCCTGCGCTGAAGAAGCTTGAATATTGGCACAAGGGTGGCGAAGGTCACGCGATGGATGCAATCCGACACGGACTACTTCGACTTGTAAAAAGTGGTTGGAAGCCTATAGGATTACTTGAGCAATAAAAAGTATTAGCAAAAATAAATACCAAACTAGTTTTTTTCTGCTAATATATTTATACAACGACAACGAAAGATTAAAAATGCCAGTACTTGTAGAACTCGATGAATCGGGTGAGCACATTGTTATCAATGCAGAATGGCGTCTAAAAGAACTCTGTAAGGGACTACCTGGTGCTTCTTGGTCAGCTAAAGAGCAGGTGTGGCGTATTCCTACCTCCTGGGGCGGCTGCTTGGCGCTACGCTCTACTTTTAAGGCTGAACTAGTCCTAGGTCCGAACCTATCTGCTTGGGCCACCAAAGAGCGTACAGAGCGCGTAGACCCGGCTAACCACCTCCGTGATGTAGACGTCATGGAAGACGGAGATGCAGACCTTTTCCCTCATCAGCGTGCTGGAGTAGAGTTCCTAGCCACTGCTCGCCGTGCACTTCTTGCTGACGAGCCTGGACTAGGTAAGACCGCTCAGGCTATCCGATCGCTTAAGAAGTTACATGACCGAGGAGAAGCAGTATTTCCGGCTCTTGTTGTCTGTCCAAACACTCTTAAGAAGAACTGGGAACGTGAGTTCGACAAGTGGTGGCCTGGGGTCAACGTCACTGTTATTGGCGGTCCATCTAATAAGCGCAAAGCCTTGTTTGACCAGAACAGTGATGTAGTCGTCATTAACTGGGAGTCGCTACGTAGTCACTCAAAGCTGTCATCTTATGGCTCGATTGCCCTGGCTCGCTGCCTGGACTGCAAGGGCCACGACTCTCGAGTCACTCCTGGCCGCTGTGAAGTCCACCAACGTGAGCTAAACGAGATCGACTTCAAGGCAGTAATTGCTGACGAGATCCACCGCTCAAAGGACCCTAAGTCTAAGCAGACCCGTGCTCTTTGGGCTGCTACTGGAGATGCGGACATTCGTTTTGCTCTTACCGGTACGCCTATTGCTAATGACGTAGTTGACCTATGGCCGATTCTTCACTGGATTGCTCCAGAAGAGTGGCCGTCAAAGACTAAGTGGATTGACCGAATGATTGACACCATGCTCAATGCTTTCGGTGGGATGATGGTTCTTGGCGTAAAGCCTCACATGGAGCAGGAGTTCTACGCTGCAATCAACCCTCGTATGCGCCGCATGCTGAAGGCTCGCGTGCTTCCTTGGTTGCCTGAGGTAATCAATGAACGCCGTGATGTCGAGATGGGTGCTAAGCAGGCTAAGGCCTACAAGCAGATGGCAGAGCACATGATTGTGATGCTAGAGAAGGAGGAGGGAGATGCGACCGGCGATGTTGTCGTTGCCGCTAACCCTCTGACTCAGGCCTTGCGACTACTCCAGTTCGCTAGCTCTTACGCTGAAATTACAGTTGATCCATCCTCTGGCGATGAAAAGGTTATTCTGTCCGACCCGTCCTGTAAGGTCGATGCTCTTATGGATGATATGAAGAATGGTGACTTCGGCGATGACTCAGTTGCAGTCTGTGCTGTATCTCGCCAGCTGATTGACATCCTCAGCGCACGTCTGACTAAGGAAGGTATCAAGCACGGTCTAATCACTGGTGCTCTAGATGCAGACGAGCGTCAGCGACACATTGATGATTTCCAGGCTGGGCGCACTAAGTGGATCCTTTTCACTGCTCAGGCTGGTGGTGTGGGTGTCACCTTGACAACTGCGCGTCGCCTTGTTATGCTTCAAAGGCCATGGTCTCTTGTAGATTACAAGCAGGCCCTGGACCGCGTACACCGCATTGGCTCCGAGATTCACGATTCAGTAATCATTACCGACTATGTGACCGAGGGAACTATGGAAGAACGTGTTATTCAAGCACTAGACACAAAAGCTGGAAACTTCGAGCAGATTGTCCGCGACAAGGACCAGCTACTCAAGATGCTTAAAGAAAGCGTTGGAAAGAAATAATGACAACTGAGCCAGTACGCATCTCCAACTCGGAGATCCAAACCTTTAAAGACTGCCGCCGCCGCTGGTGGTTGACTTACTACCGCCGTCTAAAGCCAAAGATGCAGACCTTTACCGGTCCTCTAGCACTGGGGTCTCGTATCCACGAGGCACTCGACCAGTACTACACCTCTGGCATGGAGCGTGACCTCCTAGAGATTCACGCCGAGCTAATTAAGATCGACATGAAGCTTCTCACCGATGAGTACCGCGACACCACTGACTTAGAGTCAGAGGCGGAACTCGGTCGCATCATGCTTGAGGGCTACCTAGAGTGGGTCGAGCTTGAGGGTATCGATGCAGATCTAGAGATGATCTCTACAGAAGAAGTTATCGAGCGTCCTATGCTTGACGGTCGTGTGACTCTTCAGGGCAAGATTGATATGCGTGTTCGTCGTAAGATTGACGGCGCTCGTATGCTTCGTGACTTCAAGACTGTTGGAGGCTCATTCGCTGAGTTCAACTCCATCGCTCACATGAACGAGCAGGTCCTTACTTATATGCTTCTCGAGGAAGCCCAGAATAAGGAAGGCGAACGGTCAGACGGCGCTATCTTTACGATGCTTCGTAAGGTTAAGCGTGGCGCTTATGCTAAGCCGCCGTTCTATGACCAGACTACTGTTCGTCACAATGCGTTCGCACTTCGATCTTTCTATCAGCGCCTTGAAGGCACGCTAGAAGACATGATGCGCGTACGTGATGGCCTTGACGATGGCGTAAGCCACCTAAAGCTTGCTTACCCAAAGCCGAGCCGTGAATGTAAGTGGAAGTGTCAGTTCTTCGCTATCTGCCCACTTATCGACGATGGTTCCGCCGCCGAGGCAGCCATTAGCGACTCGTTCACTGAGTCAAATCCTTACGACTACTACAAGGGTTCAGAAGCTAAGGGCTCAGAGTAGCGAAAAAGTTTCCAAAGTAGTATGCTTTGGGATATCAAATAAAAACAACAATCAATAAGAAAGGAAGTGAGTAGGAATGTCAGAAGTCGATCGCAGCTTAACATTAATGGTTTATGGCGAATCTAAGGTTGGAAAGTCAACCTTTGCAGTGACAGCACCTTACCCACGCCTAATGCTTGATGTTGAGGGTGGACACCGTTTCCTCCCTATCAACGTCAAGTACTGGGACCCCATCCGTGAAGAGCCACCAGTGGCTGACGGAACATGGGATACCGTTGTAGTCCAGGTTCGTGACTACGACATCGTTATGAAGACCTTCGCATGGCTTCAGAGCGGTAAGCACCAGTTCAAGTCTTTGATCATCGACTCAATCTCTGAGTTGCAGGTCAAGTGCATGGACAACATTGCAG